TATATAAGTTTTTGGGTCTGCATGGATTGTAACATCGGTGGCAGGGATATGGTAGAAGTGAGCACCATCATAATAAATAAAAATATTGCCATCAAGAATATAATCAGTAATTAAATTACGCTTGAAGGAGCTGATGTCTTGGAATAGGTTTGGTTCCTCATTTATAAGTTTTTGAACTTTTGAACGCTTTATCCCTTTTACAACTCCTGACATTCCAATAGGTTGTACTACTGCAGGTATTTCCGCACAGTCATCAACAACCATATTTACTGCGCGATTAACAATCTCTAAAGTCTCATAATACTTTTCATAACTTTGAGTGTGCTCACGAGACGATTGTGACTCTGTTCCAAAGTACTGTTGAACAGGATTTAATTTTTCATAAATATCCTCTTCACTTCGGTTTAAGAATCTGTCATACCATGCCATGTTTTTCTCTTTGAATCTCTACCCAACGCTTCTGCTTATGTACTGTTCCTAAGCCAGGGTCTCTACCGTATACTTTATGAAGTTGTCTATGGTGATTATGACATAGAGTAACAGTGTGTACATATAACTCGTCGTGATGTTCCTCTATAAAATCTTCTCTTATTGCGAGAATATACTTCGGATCTAATTTATTTTTCTTAATCCACTTATGAACTAAAGGTGCTAATGTGTAGTAATGGTGGAAATCAAGCTGATTCTCTACTCCACAAATATGACACTCCGAACCTTTCTCGTACTTATTCTTCGCTTTATCTCGGATATATTTTACTATATCACGTTTTAGTTCGGCCATCGGGTTTCGGATTTTCCAATTTTCAGTAAGAGAATTATATCTACTTTAAGATACTATGTCAATAACTATTTTTGACCAGGTATCCTAAAAACTTGTTGCTGAAGTCTCAAATGAGTATAATGCATATCTTAACGCGTCGGCCATGTGCGATGCGTAATTGTGTTTCGGTTTCTCTTTCATTAAATTTGGATTGGGGTCCCACTGGTATTGATCTAACGCAGAAAGTGTTTGTTTACAAGTCTGTTCAACAAGTAATTTGTTATTATCTACTATACCTGCAACTTGTGCTATCCCATCTAAAACTGACTTCTTCGCGTTAATTGTTGATATATCATAGTTCTGAGCGAAGTCGAAACGGGTCTGCTGTGCAGCGGAATCAATATAAATATAATCTATATCCCACTTATCAATCATGCGGCTGATTTCCTGTGCATGCTTTTCTGTAGTTTGTTCAGCATCTAAGTATTCATCCACTAAGTAGAACGTCTCTTCATCCCAGTCATAGGCAATTACACAAAAGGCCGTAGGGTCTCTATAGCCAACATCCAGTCCTGCAAAGACATCCATCTTGGACGTGTCAATTTCTTCGAAGTTACCGGTACAGTCTTCGTAGTTAAAGTTCCAGATCTGACCTTCATAAGTATTGAAGTCAGCTTCGTATTCTTGTCTAAACTCGGCCTCGGACATTGATTTTCGAGCTTCCGCAATATCCGTTTCAGACATACGCGGATTATCCTTATAAGTAGCTCTAATAGACGCCCATTCCACGAATTCATCGGAATATCCCCTGTGAAAAAAATCTGAAAACCAATTATTCTTCCCCCTTGGTGTGCTTATGAAGATGGCTTTTGAGTTATCTTTATCGAGCGTGGGGCGAAGGGCAACATTGAAGGCGTCTCTTCCATCAGCCAAAGCGGCCTCATCAAAGATGATAAGGTCGTAACTCCTACCGACACAACTATCAACTTGATTAACACTTCCCATACGTATTGTTGATCCATTTGTTAATTCTATAACCTTATCTTTCGCATTGTCCTTTGCAACCTCTAAATCGAAATGCTTGATTAGATTTCTCTGCAAATCAAAAGAAATCTGAGACAAGGCATAGTTGGGGGACATAATGAGTATGTTAGAGTTGGGAACCAATGATACCAGTTGCCCGATTATGTTTGCGATGTAGGTTTTACCCTGCCTTCTCGAAACGGCCGCACATACAAAGCGGTATTTCGGATTGTTGATCGCGTTGATGATCGCCACCTGACTAGCAAGTGGCGTCACGCCGAGTAAATCCAAATATGGATCTACTGGTAATTTAAGAAACCTTGTCTCAGATTGTAACTCTAATAGCTGGTCAGATATTACATCTTTCCTACTAATTTCTACTGCCATGATTAACCTCTAGTGGTCGGTTTTTCCTTTACTGGTTCCTGCATATAAACCAAACCAAGCTGCACCGGCACCTACAATTACTGATATAAGTCCTGATTGCTCAAGGTTGGGTTCTGGTAGCTCCATGAACCACATTGTACTGTAGTATAGTAAGAAAATGTACACACTTAAAAATACTCGTGGGAATATTCTCCATGCATCTACAGCTTGTGCCATAAAAATGAATTTTTGCCAAGGGTTACGAGTTTCCATATCTTCTAACTCACGAATCCTATCTTTTAGGGCAGACTGTTCTTGGAGTAGTTCCATAAATTTACTGAGGTCTAGTTCGACCTCGTTACGGGACATATCTCCTTGAAATCTATCCAAATCACTCATACTTTACGCTCCTTTCGGCTTTGCTCTTTCTTAGAGCCTTTCTTTGTTAGAGTCTTCCAAGCTTGATGCAGTGTGCCACTTTTCATTACTTTGTTAAAAGTCTTAAATAGTTTTTTTCTTCTTACCACGCTTTTTCTTCTTTTTGGGACGCCCGACCGTGGCTCCGTACGTTCCTTTTCCTTTAGGCATCGTTTTGACACTCACAAGGATCGCATTTGCATACATCACACATATCTTTCTCCTTTACCCTCGGAATAATGCAACTATAAGCCACACTATTCCCATTCCAGTTACCCAAGTAAACATTCCAGTTAAAACCCACCCCATCCATTTTTTCATCTCTCGTCGTCTAACTCTTATACGAGCTACTTCTTTTTGATGGGCTAAACGGGACTCTTCCATCCTGTTCTTAATTGAAGTATATAAATCTGCCTGGCCCTGCATTAGACAAATATCTTTTAATTGTCTATCAAAATTTGCAAGCTGCCGTTTGGCACTTTCCATTGCAAGAGCTTCTTTATAACTCATTCGACCTGCTTTTGCTTTTTCTACATTTTGATACTGTTCTGAGGCTCCAGCGAATTTACCAACAATAGAATGTAAGTCTCCTGCATTGCCCGCTGATTCTCTTATAGTGTTGATGCCATCGTTCAGTGCCTTCAACGCACTGATAACAGCTGCTACCTCTCCAATCACCAAATCTCTCCCAAAATTCTTTCATCAGAAACCTTTATTTATTACTATGTAACCCATCCAATATATGGCAAAACCACTGAATACAATAGCGGCTGCGATGAGTATTCCGTCAATAATTTTCCTCTTCTTTTTAAGGGCGGCTGCAGCTTGTTCCTGTCGCTGCTTTCTAACCTGTCCACGAATCTCTATTAACTGTGCCCAAGCTTCTGCACCTAGAGTATAAGTAATGAATTGGTGCAATTCTTTTTCAATTTCATCTGCTTTGCGTTTGTCTGCAAATGTTTTTAATGCTTCTTCTTCAACAGAAATAAACTCATTACGCATTGCTTTAGTGCGTGTCTGGTTGTGAGAGGCTCTGGCAGAATCTAACCCTCCCCAGAGTTTTCCTAAGTCTCCTACCATATCCTGTAATTCACGGCCAGCTTGAATCCCTGACTTTACAGCAGTAAAAGCTGCCACCGCAGCTGTAATTGGCTCCACATCTTATCTCTACGCTCTCGGGGAACGTCGACTACTATCTTAGTAGCGTGAGTATTATACTTCCTAAGAATATGATTACAGTTCCCGTTGCTCCCAGCAATAAAAACTGTAGTCTATCCATTTTTGCCTCTATACCTTCAAGGCGGCCAAATATAGTTTTCCATCTCTCTTCACATTGAGCTTCATGAGTTGAAAAGCGGGTGTATAGTTCATTTAGATCAGGCTGTTGTTCCATTTATAAGTTTGTCCATTAACTTGCCATAATTACCCTGACCAAATGGTACGCCATCATTTATCTGAACGTTTGTTTGATTCCGAACAGTAGAAGCGGATGCTTTATCTAACTCTGCTTGAGCTTTGATTTCATCCATGCGCATTTTGTGAGCCATTTGTAGTAAGTCAGCTAAGTCTTTGCTGGAATACACACCGCTTTCCTGTGCTTCATCGAGCTTTGATTGAATCATCTCGTCTAATAAAGACCCGATGTTATTCTTGTTTCGATACCCCGTATCGAGGTAAACAGTGTCGATATACTTTTTGACTTCTCGTCGATTTAGTATATCCACAACCTTCTTTTCGTCAACCATTAGTTCTTGGCAAACCCCCTTAATATTACCAAGAGTTAGATACGAGTTCGCTACTTCAAGTCCTTCCGGAGAAATTGTTGTTACTTCTTTAGCCATGAGGGAATTATACTCAAAAAGGGGTGTAATGTCAAGAAAAATTTTTCTATGATGGTTCGTCAGGCCAAACTACTTGTGCAGGATCGTCTAAATTTGGTTGAGACTGGGGGAGATTTCTCAATGCTTGGCGATATGCTGCCCATTCCGCTTTCTTTTCATCTGATAAGGGACTATCTACAAACTGAGTCCAGTCTGATTGATATAGGCGTGTTCTTCTTTCTCTTCTTATTTTTTCGTATATAATAGTAGTGTTTGCAACCCAAGCCTCATCTTTCCAATCATAAAAGTCCCCTGTAGGCTTAGACCGCTCTTTCCACTCTCCGTCTTTATAATAGTGAGTATCAACCCAAAAATTTAAATTTGAAATAGAACTCTCTGACTGATCAACATATACTGTTGTTATCCCGTCTACTGTTCCTTCCTGCCATTGGGGGTTAGGACCTGCTCTATAATATTCAAGAACATGCCCCTCTGAATTTACTCTTGTTACTATTTTTCCACTCATTCGTGTAATTCTCCTACTAATATTTTTCCACCGTTGGAGAAAGCCTCGTAGGCTGATCCGTTGATGATTCCATCCGACAAATCTATCCATTGTTGAAACAGAATTCGGTTGTTAGTATAATCATAGTAAGCACCTCCAAATACAAAGGTACTACCATCCGTGTAAGACATTCCACTAGCGGAGCCAAACCAAATATTGTCTAAATTAGTTCCGCTTGGAGCTGTATATATAATATTACCTGTAGAAGGAGGCCCGTTGCCACCGCCTCCTCCTGCAAGGCTGTTTTCATCTTTAATCACTATAATTTCCATGCCTTTATTTATCTTTCGTGACGTAAAAACATAAACCCCGCTATCATTCTTAACTTCTATTCCATAATCAACACCTGTTTGATCAGCAAAATTACTGTTTGTTGCAACTTTACAAATAATATAATCTACGTGACTATAAAAGCGGAGGCCACCAGCTAATGCTGATTCGCTCACATTCTTATAATTTGTGAAACGAACATCTTTGTAACTAGTTGAATTACTTTTAGGTTTTACAAATAAAAAATCTCCGTCGTCCCATGCAGCAAGAAAGCCAGTACTACCACCAATTGACGTTGTTGACCCTACGTGACTTACGCCCAAATAAAAAGTAGAAACATCATCACTATCTAGTTGATAGATGTTATCTGCTCCTGTTACCTTTAATCCATAGTTACTCATTTAATACCTCACTGCATACCATGTAACATTTGTGAATGCTATAGCGGACAGGTTCCTTATAGTAAAATAACCATTCAAATAAGTAATAGTCCAACCTGCACCAAATACACCAGATACAAGATTTCCTCCAAGTATTATTCCAATAGTACTCTCGCTACTAGTAGTCATATTCTCTACGGCAGTGTTGCCTGAACCACTTAGAAACCCATAATACTGTGTAGCACTATTAAATGCTCCAATACTGGCGATAGTACCATAACCGAGCACGTGAAGGGCTCGTAGAGTAGGCCCAAAAATTTGTTGAGTACCGGCAGAATTATAAACTGCTAGTCCATAAGCGGAGGAACCCGAGGGACCACCAATATCACCGCCACCACCTCCTGGATCTGCCTGTGCTGTTATTGACCATGTTTCGGTCATAGAACCAATAGTTAGGGCAACATTTGTTACACCACTATATGAGCTACTTGCAGTCCCTCTGACTCTAATATTATCACCTGTTGATACCGAGGCCCTGTCGCCAGCTGTACTATGCCAAGAGCCGGCACTATTAACTTGATACTCTCCTCCTGTGATAGTGGGTTGAACGGTTTGGTTAAATCCAGTTAAAGAAGCATTTTCTGTTTGATAAGTTTGGTTTCTAAGAGCTCCTGTGAGATTGTCTATACTTGTAGAATATCGTAAATCAATTTGATTAGGAGTACTATCACCTGTCGCCTGAACAGTGAACTGTAGAGCAGCTGCAGAAGTGCCATGGGTACTACCATCTGGCCCTAATCTGTTCTCAGAACCCATGAAATCATTTCCACCGGGGCTATCTGCTGCATTGAAATGAGTTAAATACACATTGTAGGTTCCTGTTGCCATACTTGAGCCAACAGTTAGAACTGTATTCCCATCTGATGTTTTGACTTTACCTAATTGGTTAGTTCCACTATCCCAAGACAGTCCCGAAGTTCCTGTGGTTGTAACCCATTGATTACTAGAATTAAATACAGAAAAGTAAAGACAGTTAGAGTTAGTACCAGAAGTCAATAACCCACTCAAGCCTGTTACACTAAAAGTGATGGTACCTCCTTGGGTTACAGTGACAGCAGAAGTACCCCCATTTATTCTAGGAGCTCCTACAATTCTATTAACTCTTACTCTTTGTGAATACTTTTTTCCGCTTCCTGAGGAATGAACTGTAGTTCCGAACCACCACCAATAGAACTCTGAATCTTCTGCTGCACTAGTAATGGTATACTCCCAGCTACTTGGGCTGTTCTGATTTGTAGTTCCTGCATCAAATTCGTCGGGATCAGGCTCTGTATCTGTCCACGCCACGTTATCGATATTATTATAACTAACGCTGGCACCATCAGGGGAGGGCTCACTTACAACAAATTTAACAGTATCTCCTACTTTTGCATATATTGTGTTGTCAGGAGTATAAGTGCTGTCTTTTACTAATAGAGGGTAATGCCCTGATGCTCCCGTCTGGGCGGTTGCTAAATCAAAAGTAGTTGTATAAGTAGTCATGAAAGAATTATACTAAAAATGACATTCAATGTCAAGAAGAATTTTTGAAGGTGTTTCGAAAAAACCCAAAGTTGTACGTGAGGGGGTGCGGGGCCGCTCCAAATGAGAATGAGTCTCATTACCGCCCCCTTATATATGATTAACAATAGCCTGTCAACAAAAAAAAATAAAAAAAATATATTTATCAA